TCAGCGGCAGGTGGCGCATTTACCTCCGACTCTAAATTAACATGGGCCAGTGCTACTTCGGAGTTGATTGTTGATGGCAAATTGACAGTCACAGGTTTGATTGACCCAACAGGTATGGAGTTCACAGCAGTCGCTAGCAATCCCTCGACAGTCAACCCTACAAAAACAATATGGGTTAACAACTCCGGCGCACTAATGTTTGGTGCAAGCGCAGTTGGTGGTGGTGGTGGTAGCGGTACTGTAACAAACATTGCTACAAGTGCTCCTATCACTGGTGGTGCAATCACAACAACAGGTACTATTGGTATCAGTGCTGCTACTACAAGTGCCGCAGGTTCTATGTCCGGTGCTGACAAAACAAAATTAGATGGTATAGAACCATCGGCTGATGTTACCGACGCAACTAATGTTACAGCCGCAGGTGCGCTGATGGATAGCGAGGTTACAAATCTCGCTCAAGTCAAAGCATTCGACTCCGCCGACTACGCAACTGCCGCTCAAGGTACTACTGCTAATAACGCCCTACCGAAAGCAGGTGGGACTATGACGGGCGAGATAGAAGCAACGACAATGACTCTTAATGCTGTTCCTGCCGACCCTGCAACAGACGACAAGGTTCGACTTGGTGAGTCGGGAGTCGGGAGCAACATGCTTCGCATTCAAACTAATGATGGTTTTGTAGACATAGGACCTAACAATACTACTTGGGCACACTTAAATACAAATAAAAGTCAGTTTTATATGAGTAAGCCTCTAATACTTGATGGAGGTAAGTTGTATGCTTATAATGACGGATTACAATTAGGTACTGGAACGACAGCATCAGCCGGAACAACCGCTATCACTATTGCTGATGGTTCAACAAATGTAGAGATAATAGGGACTATCAAACAAGGAGCCTCGACAAATGCAGTTTTAGTTTCCGATGCTAACGGAAACATTGTATCCGCAAGCACTCTTGCTGATATTGCTTATCTAGCGGCAGGTGCGGCAGGACAAGACCCGTTTAATCCTGCAAACCCCGCCAACTGGGCCATCACTCCACCTTTTAACATAGAAGAAGCAATCCAAAGAATAGCGGCTGAATTAGTTGCTCTTAGTGGAGGACCAATACCTTGAGGTGAATAAAATGAGAAAAGGAAAAATAGTTTATCAACCACCGGAAAGATGTTATACAAATGTGAACATTGAAAAGACGGACCATGGCTACGCAGTATATAGGATAGGCGAAGACAAGCCGTTTTCGTTTATTCCTACCTCAGCGGTAAAGCAAATTGAATATAAGGAGTGAATAATATGGACATTGAAATGATTATACTAGTTGCGGCTATTGCGGTTGGTCTCGGACTGGCCGGTTACAAAGCCTACAAAAAATTGATGGCTGATGGCAAAATTACTCTTGACGAAGTTCTTGATTTAGCCGAAGACCTAAAGGATATTGTCGAAGACTTACCTTCTCTTTCGTCTATCAAGAAAATGAAAAAGGCTGAGTTAATCGAATTGGCTAACCAAAATGGATTGGCAGTCGATGGAACAAAAGCCGACCTAATCTCCCGCCTCGAAGAAGCAAAGCAGGTGATTGAAAATGGACAATGATGAGAGGCTGGATTCTTTAGAAGAAAGAACACGGCTCCTTGAACAAGCAGTTCTTGAATTGTCTACTATGGCTAAGTACCTTAAGTACGCCGCTATCGCCCTGTTCGCTTCGCTTGGCGTTGATGTACAGGGGGTTATGTGATGACATACTGCACTAATACTGATGTAGCAATCCGCCTTGGACTTGACTCGGCACAGAAAGCAAGAGCAGCCACTCGCATTACAAGTGCGGTCAGTCGAGCAACTGTCGATATTGACCAAATGTTTAGGGACTACGGCAGGGCCGCACCAACCGGTGCTACTGGCAACATGGCCGCAGTACTCAAAGAGATATGCGCTGACCTATCTGCATCTATTTATCTTGAGGATGAGTCAGCATTTCACCAAGCCGGTGCTGACCCTGTTCGGTCTAATGTCCTAAGAATGCGAGGAAATGCAGAACTGCTACGGCTTGCTCACTTAGGAACGGTGGCTTGAAATGGCTGACCTAAATGTCTCAATGAGTACCGATTTTGTATCGGCTCATTTTACAATGTCCGATGGTCCATTTAACTCAATGTCAAAGAGAATGGAAAGAACATCGGGCGAGATTATGGCAAGAGCAATTAAAGAAGTCCTACGAGAAGAAGTAGGTAGAACTCAAAGCGACTTAAAAAAAGACGCAGGGCCTAAGTTGAGGGCTATGGCTGGCATAGTTGCCGATTCACTCATAGTAGAAGTAGGTAACAATCAAAATAACGAAGCCGAAGTTCGCTTTGGTTCGGACCCAATTGACAGTGGTGGCGTAGAAGGAAAGCGTGGCGGTAAATTAGCCGCTATACTTGAGTACGGTGCTAGACCATTCGAGTACGGATTCACATTCAAAACAATTGATAACTCAAGTTCTTGGGGCAGTGTTGGTGGAGGATTTATCAACGCCAAGACTACAGGTAACATGACGCACCAAGGATTCGAGCCTCTTGATTGGTTGAGTAAGACTCGTGACAGAGCAGCACCTAAAATTGAAATAAGGATTCAGCAAGCATTACAGGAGGCATACTCATGAGTATAGCAACAACAACGGAATACTGGACTAGTCGCATGAATGGTGGTGACCCATCAAATCTCACAGACTATGGGCAGGACAATGATTCATTTACATTAACTGCGGGTATCGGAGGAAATGGGGGGGTAGTTGGGGAGTCTTATGTAATTAGTGGTAGTGGTCAGTATTGGTCTATCACACCAACAACAAATGCCTACACTATGGTGGCATGTTTTAAATTCAACAGCGCGCCAAGTGACAGTACAGTTCTAATGGAACTTGATAATGGAACTCATAAGGCGCAGGTACAGGCTACTGGGGACTTACAAACTCTAAGACTTGTTGGTGCTACAAGTGCCACTATCACTGACCTTGATTTAGGAGAGGCTGATGCTTTTGAGTCAGTTCCTATTATGGTGAGATTAACTCTTAGTTCTACAGGCGTTGCTACAATGTACTGCCGTGAAATTATTGAGGATGATACCGGCACTACTAATTACCTACAAGTCACTGGTTCTGCTGGTTCTAGTAAGACAATCAAATGGGGTAACAACAGTGGTAGTATTAACTGGAATAATGTTTATGTTACTACTTTTGGTGCCTTCTCCCCCGACGAACTATCTACCTCACCTTTTGTTACTGACAGTCTTATGCGTATGGCTTTGTCGATTGTAGAGTTGCTACAAGACAGTAAGAGATTTTACCTTAAGAACCAAGTAGACGATGCCTCTATCCTCTACGGTTATGATATTTCATCTCAAATGATTTCACGCATACCTCAGCCATCAGTGCATGTCATCCTCCGTAAGTTGGATTCTCCGGACTTTACTACTCTTGGCGGCACACGAATAGAACAAAACTACACAGTTCTATTGTTTATCACTACAAGAGGTACGGACTACAAGAACGCATATCGCATGGGCTTAGAGATTGCAGGTGACTGCTTCGATGAAATCTACACCAACACCGGACTGAAAGGCAACACAGACAGTCTCACCAACTATGAAATTAACTTTGATACTAAAATGGATGACGACGAAGTAGTGTGTGTCCACAGGCTTGAAATCACTTATATGCGCCGTCTAAATATGCTACACAGGTGAAACCCTTAAATGACAACCCACTCGTAGCCTCTACTAAGGTGAATCTATATGACCTCTAATTTTGCTAACCGCTATGTCTCTTTAACCCCCGAACACACAACAGCAACGGGTGCTCGCACATATGGCACAAAATCAGCAATGACCGGACACGGCGCTGCCGCAGTGTTTGGCGAAGTTGATGACGAATCATTTGCTCTTAACTTTGACCTCTTGACCCGTGGCGATATGTCCCGATACGGTGCTCGTAAATCCATAAACGGAAAAGAGTATTCCGAGGGCGGTATGAACCTCGTTATGCAGCCCGACGACACACTCGGTCTCTTGCTATACGGTCTGTATGGCGACAACGCCACAGTCAACAGTGCTGGCTACGGAATTACCGGATTCGTTCACACATGGAAAGAGGCCTCAGACCTCGTTCTCCCGTCATTCACTATTGAAGTTGGTCGAGAAGAAAAAGAACACACATACACCGGTATGTGCGTGTCCTCTGTAAGTATCAACGCAAGTCACGGCGAATACGCTACAATCTCTGCTGACTTTACCGGCAGGTCCGAATCAGCAGTTAGCGCCTTAACCACACCTACCTTTGGCGGTGCCACACTTGACGGATTTCACTTTGCTAATGGCACAGTGACTTTCTCATCCACTGGTGGTACTTCAACAGTATCAACTACTATTAAGTCAATCAACCTTGAGTTCAACATGAACCTTGACACTGATGCGGCTTGCTCGATTGGTGACAGAACCTACATTCGACAACCTCAACCACAGATGAGAGAGATTACAGGAACCGTTGAGTTCTCAGTCGCTCAAACATCATCGGCTGATGCCAACACACCGGATTACGAAACAGCACTAGCAACTGGTGGTGCAATCTACGATAGTGGAGGTAGTGCTACTCACAGAGCAATAGAAGTAGCCTTTAGTAATGGAACCCAAAGTCTTGAAATAGCACTTACAAAGGTTCGATGGGAGGCACCTTCACAGAATGTCTCCGGTCGAGATACTTCAACTCTAAGCATGTCCTTCGTTGCACTATTAGACCAAAACGATGTAATGAGCACAATAGTACTAACTCACACTACCGCCTCGACCATACTGGCAAGCGGTGAAAAGTACTCCATTGCTTGAGGTGTTTTAGATGGCAATAGTAAATGACCCAGCAGAAATGATGCTTCATTCTATTTCGGGAGAAGTTGGTACTATTGCTGCAACAGTACAGGCGTGGCTACAAGCCAATTTGGCTACCGGCGACGAGTTTTATGGAGTACAATATATCCGCAATGCTGAAAATCCAAATCGAGTTACAGCATTTATTTTGTTTGAAGACCAACCATGAGGTGATTAAAAATGAAGAATGACAAGCCAATCAAAGGAAAAGAACTCTCAGCACTACGAAAAGGAACAAAGCCTAAGTTGGGCATCCTACCAGTAGTTGACACAAGGGTAGAAGTACCCGAACCAGTAGTCGAAAAGAAAGCAGTGCCTAAGAAGAAAGCACCTGCTAAGAAAAAGACAAGTAAAGCAAAGAAAAGTGAAGTGAAGAAAGATGACAGTGTTAAAGAAACAGTTTGAAATAGGCAGCAAGAAAATATGGGTTCGACAAGCAAGCGGTATGGAACGCTTGAAGTATGAAACCATGTTAGCAAAAGCATTCCGTAAGTGTAAGCACTTCGGTCCAAACAACCTTGAATGGACAGAAGAACAACAAGAAGAGTTCCTAGTAATCCT